CCATCCCCCGTTGTGCCAGAAGATGCTGAACAGGTAGACCCCCGGCCTCCACACTCCGTCCCTGCCACGGGCGCGGACACGGTGACCCCGCAGAAACTCCATTTCACGCACCTCGGCATGGCGGCTAAACGAGTCCCACCAGCAGGCGAGTTCTAAAGCCATTGGAGGGCATGGCTTCGACACAAGGGCATGGATAGGCACCCTCGCCCATTGCGCCCCACAGGCCGCCATAACGCTAAACATGGGTACTCGGGCGGGTTCGGCGCGAAACCCGAAGATGGTGCAGGGGGTAAACTCCCCGCTGCCCGTCTGGTGGTCATATAGGAATTCGTTGCGGATGTACGCCGGGGTGTACGGCGTGTCTACCATAAAGGTCACAGTAGTCCCTCCCTGTTCAATTGTGCGAGGGTTCGCGCCATGCCTTCAAGGTGCAACAGGCGCACATAGTCCCGGTCGAGGTCGGTATGCGCTCGACGGTCGATAGCATCGTGGCACGCGCTACAGGCCCATGCGCCAAGGATGTCGGGCGACTTCATGCCTATGCCAGATACCCCGGCAAGCCGGTAGTGCGCCAGCACGGTTGTCTCGCTGTTGTGGTTGCACACCTCGGGAATACGCACCATGCAGCCTCGCCCTCGGGCTTCTTTACGCAGTTTCATACGACGGCTCCGGTATCACGATGCCCATATCAAGGCACTTTGTTTCAAGGAACAGCAAGTAATCGCTGAACTCTTGTTTGTCGAGCGCAGAGGAACGCTTGAGCGGTCGCAGGCGTTTCCTGCCAAACCCTTCCAGCGTCTCCCACCCAAAGCACTCACCCAAAAAGTAGTCGTGTAAGTCGTCGCGCTGCCATCCGCGCAATGCCTCGCCACCGCCCTCAAGGATGGACGGGTACACCACGCCCCACAGGAACTTGTTTTGTTGGTTGGTGCGCGGTTTCTTCCACTCCGTAACCTCGACCGCCCATGTTTTGAGCGGGTCAAGGTTAGACACCATCCGCGTTACGACAGATGCCATAGCGTCCGGTCTAGTGCCTCGCGGAAAGATGCGTTTCATCGCTCGGATGCCCTCACCCGTCCAGCCCATTGCTTCCATTCGTAGGCGTATTCGACATTCTGGTATTCATCGAACCACGGGCCACCCTCGGTGAAATGCACGCAGGTCGGGTCAGGAACCTGCGCCCGTGTGTGCCAGCCCTCAAGGTAATTAAAAGTCGGCGGCAACGCACCAATGTGCCGGTCATTCACCCACATGAACCGATGCAGGTACATCCCGGTTTCGCTGTTCACGATTTCGGGTGTCAGCCCACCCATTGACGGATGGCTGCAATTGAACCACATAAACGATGACCAGTTTTTGCGCGGGTATTGGCGCTGTACCTGCCCGTCCATCTTTGTCAGGGATGTGGGTTTGTAGTCGTGCTGGACACACCACACTGCAACATCAGGATTGTTGAAGTCGAGCAACGGTTTCAGGCTGTGCCGCACTAGAAAGTCACAGTCCATGAACAAGGCATTGCCCCTAAAGTTGCAGAGCGCAGGCACAAGGAACCGGCTAAAACTAAACTCCGTGGATGAAAACGGGTCTGGTTCGCGCCAATACATCCCCATTTCCCGCAGGTCATCCAGTCGAAGTGCAACAACCTCTGCCTCCATGTGCTCAAGGATGGAGGCGCGTGCGACCTCAAACGCGATGTCCTCGCGGCTATCGTATCCGATGAAGATTTTCAAAACGGCAAATCCTCATCGTCGTTGAACTTCTCGGGATTCTGCTCTGCCATTGTCTTGGGACGCGCAGCCTGCTTCGGCTCAAACTTGAGCGACATAAAAGCATCGCCGGTCTTACTGCTGCGTTTAATCCACGCGCTGATGTTTAAGTCAATGTTGTCGATGACGGCAGAGCCACGGTAGTCGGGAGCCTTCTCATTGCCGCGCTTTTCGTTCTTGAACAAAACGCCACGGTTGTTGTTGTCATACTGCTTGTTCACAGGGTCACCTTTTCCAGTTTGTTGAGTTTGTCGTCCAACTCTTGCAGGAAAGTATTTACCTCCTGCTCAAGCATCTTGATGTAGTCGTCATCACGCAGAACGCGCACGACTAACAGTTGCAGCCGCTCGGGCAGGCGCGGGTCGTAGGACACGAAATCGCACCACGGCTTACCGGCACACGCCATTTGCCATTGCATCTGCGTCACATACTTCTGCGGCGGTTTGCCGTCGAAGATGTATTCCAGATGGGTAGCCGTGTTCGGGCATTTGATTTCTACCAAACCCTCCTCGGCCAACCCGTCAGGGCTGGCACCAGACATTGCAACAGTCGGATGGTCAATGAAGCCGACATCCTCGACCAGTATCCCGGTCTTGGCGGCGTAAGCGGCTTTGGCGTTCGGCTCCTGCTCTGTCCCCCATTCCATCGCGGCATTACTAAACGAGGATGCCTTCTGCCCGGTCAGCCGCTCCACCACAAGGTCAGCCATATAATTAGCGCGACCTGCGCCATAGCCGGTCTTGGTCTTGGCAATGACATCCGCAACGCGGGAGGCTGTGACCTTGCCAAGCCTTGCCGCAAACCAGTCGTCTGTACGCTGTTCCATTAGGCTAGTTCCTTCTTGCGTGCGCTGAACGCATCCATGTGCGTTGCGCGGATGGCGGGGTCAAGTGATTTGAACAAGGTAACGAGCGCAGCCGCGTCAGTCACAGACGCAATCTGCGCCAACACCTCGGGGCTAGGTTCGGCCTTTTCCGACTCTGGCAAGTCCTCGCCTGCGTAGATGTAAAGCCCAAGCCCGTGCATGGCGATGGCTTTAGCAAGACAACGCATCGTCGCGGTGTTCACGGCAAACGCATCGGGGTCAACGATGGCGCGGTTGCGGTTGTCCATGACGGGCAAAATGCAGGTCTTGATGTTGCCCTTGATTTCAACGCTAACCTTGACGATTGCCGTGCCGTTTCGCAGGTACATCACGGGGCTATCGTTCCACTCATGCGCCGTCCATTGTGCGCCGGGGTCAACCTTCAACACTTCAGCCCACGCCCATGCCCATGACAAATAAGACAGGTTGCCCTTTTTCTCAAGGTGTTCGTTGACATTGATTTTCAGAAGTTCCGACATTTCTTGCTCTCCTCAATCATTTGTTTAAGTTCGCGCCGCAGTTCGTTGTGGCGGTCGATGTCTGCCTGCGTCCAAGTAAAGATGACCGGCTCGGTGTAGTACCGGTGTTCCTCACACTCGCGTTGCTGTTGCCAGTCGTCCATTAGAAAGTCCTCACGGCAAGCCACACTAGGGCGGCAAACATGACAAACGAGAACAGGTACAAACCAACGGTTTTCATACTGATGCCCTCGCCATCTGTAGGGCTTGGAACATCAGCCGTTGGTTGGTTCTAGCGCAGGTAACAAACGCTGCACGGATGTCTGCGTGCGCTCTTGCGTGCTTCATCGCAAGGTCACGGGCTGCTCTGGATTCACCTGCTGCGATTGCCCAGCGGATTGTTGGGGGCAGGTGTTGGGGGATGGGTCGCATATCTGTTGCTCCGGTTGCCGGTCGTTTGTGACCGTGGAGCCATGATGCGCTTGCTGTTAACCGATGTCAACAGCCTCTTGCATTTATTTTTACCATCGTTAACTTACCGCTTCATGGACATCCAAACCGCCCTCGCAGTCGCAGGTAGTAAAGCCGCCCTCGCCCGTAAACTTGGGGTGTCCCGACCAGCGGTCAGCCGGTGGGTCAAAGCAGGTCGATTGCCTCCCATGAGGGTATGGCAATGGAAGGCTCTAGAAGCCCTCACCCCGCAGATTACAGCCGATTCTACGCCTACCCCCGGCTGACCCCTTCACCGGCTGTAAAGCCGCTATAAGCGATTCTGCGACCCCCAGAAACGACAAACCCCCGCACATGGCGGGGGCTTGACGGGCCGGGGGGAATGGCCTTACGCTTGAGATGCTGTTCTCGCGTGATGGTTAATTTACATGGCTGTTCTAGTCGTGTCAAACACCCCACCACGCGACCCCTTGATACGGGCATCTGTCACCGGCGGGGTGGGTGCAATCCCCACATGATGTTCAATCATCGACCAGACACCGGATACCACGGTCTGGCGGGTCTAACAACCGCGTCCATACGGGCATAGGTTGGACTCTCTTGGCTCCCAATGTTCTTGGGGGTTAGGGGGGTCCTTTCCCGGTCCTCCGAGCATGGGTCTTACGAAACAATCCTACAGAGTTAAATCTTAAATCCTAGAAGCCTAAACTAAAGTTGTTGCATTAACCTCCGTGAACAGTTACGCTTGTGCCGTACCTAACCACAGAGAGGTTTTTATGCACGAACTAGACGAAGCCGCATGGGAGCGATGGGTTGCCTACCGCAAGGCCATACGCAAGCCCATCAAGGAAGTCAGCGAACACGCGATGAAACTTAAACTGTCGCGGTTTGGCGCTGACCAAGATGCCGTGGTCGAGCAGTCCATTGCTAACCAGTATCAGGGGCTGTTCGAGTTGAAGAAGGCCGCACCCCGCCCCGGCGAGAAAGTCGAGAAGACCGATAAGCAGAAAGCCGCAGATGTCGCCCGTCACGCTGAACAGGACGACTGGAACGCAAGGGCTTGGGGCAAGTTAGAGCCGACCCCGCTAAACCGGCTCAAGTTGTGTGAGGCATATCTTGCTCGACTAACCATCAGCCCTGATGCGGATGCGATGGAGCGTCTGCGGGATTCGACCGCCGCCGCGTTGCGGTCAGCCGATGCAGCCGAGGTGTTGGGTCACCCGCACTTGATGTCGATGGTTCGCCAACTCTTTGGTGAGCGTGGTCTTAATCGTTTGAAGGCGCGAGAGGTGCAATCGTGAAGTTAACAATCAACGATATGTGGGATGCGTTGAAGGCGTACCAAGTACAGGCAAACGCCGACGGGCATGGCAAGTCGTGGCAGACAGCGTGCCAAACAAAAACCGTAGCCGACATGGACGCTGCAATCGAGGATTCAAGTGAACGGATGCAGGAAGCCGACCCCGATTACGAGTTGTTTGGTGGTCGCCCGAACGACGATTACGAGCGGATGTATACCGCAGGCGAGGCGATGATTAACGCGGTAGATGTGATGCAGTCGGATGTTTCGCAGCAGGAAAACATCACGATGGCGATTCGACTCATCGAAAAGGCGCAGGAAATAGGAACATGAGCATTAACGCCATGCTGTGGGCGCGGGAGGTGAAGCCGTGACCGACAACATCACCCTGCCCCGCGCTGTGGCTTTTGAGATGCTAGAGGCGTCGATTTGCGGCGAACACATCGGCAATTTCTACGCCGCCCTCTACGCCGCGCTCGCGGCTCCGGAGCCGGAGCCAACCGTCAAGGAATCCTTGACTGTTGACGCCAAGCGGGAGCCTGCGACGAGGGAGCAAATTGCGGAGGCGTACATAAAACCTGACATCGACGGACGATGGCGGGACTTTGAGTTAGGCTTCCGCGCCGCCGAGAAGTTTTACGGAATTACGAAGGAGGACACATGACACGCGAGGACATCATCCGCATGGCGCGGGAGGCGGGATTCCCTGACTACGCTATGGGGCTAGCAAGCGAAGACGCTTGGCAGAAAACTGAACTCTTCGCCGCCCTCGTCGCCGCAGCCGAGCGGGAGGCGTGTGCGAAGATTGCCGACAGCCAGATAAACAACACCGCCATCTTGTTGGTCAACCCCGGCAAATCTGCCGCAGCATGGGACATCGCTAACGCCATCCGTGCGAGGGGGAGCAAATGACCCGCACTTGTAAGCAATGCGGTCAGAAGTTCTTCGGCGCGTCGAGCATCCTCCAGCATCGCAGCGGTGCTTGCGGTGGCGAGGAACTACTGAAGTCTCGCGGTTGGGTTAAGACCCGCGCAGGATGGGTATCACCACAACGCGCCATGTTCGACGCAAAACGCCGTGGAGTTTGAGCGGCTGATGAAAAACCGGGATGCGCCGCATATTGATTACGGCGCGTTTCTTGGGTTGCTGCCGAACAACCCTAAAGCCTGTCCCTGCAACATCGACGGCATTATCGAGAGGAGGGGAAAATTCCTTGTGCTTGAATGGAAGCGCGAGGGTGAAAGGATGTCCGAAGGGCTGCGCCGCACCTTGCAGGCACTTGCCGGTACTCCGGGGTTTCAGGTGTGGGTGGTGCGCGGCGACACGGACAACGGGTTGCACATCAACAGTTTTTACTTTATCCCGCCATTCGGCAAACCCATCATGCTCGGCGAGGGCGTGGACGAATTTATCACGGCGTATCGGCTTTGGTACGAGTACGCCGACGGGCAACCTTGATGCGCTACGCCGCACGCCGGGATGCTAACGATGCCGCCATCACCGCAACCGTGAGAGCGGCGGGGTTTACGGTGTACGACCTTGGGCTGGCAGGGCAGGGAGTACCGGACAAACTGGTCACCGCCCCCGGCTTCGCAGCGTTCCTCGAAATCAAGACCCCAACGGGCAAACTGCGAAGGGGTCAGGAACGCTTCCAGATGGCGTTTGAGCCGCTAGGCCAATGGTATCTGGCCCGTGACCCTGCCGAAACGGTTGCGTGGCTTCAGACGCGGCTGACGACGACCCAGAAGCCTTGACCCATGAGTTGATGGTGCTGGAGGTGGTGGATGTGGAACCGCTCACAGAGCCGGGGGAGCCACCACCGCGCAGGCTCTTGGATAAGGTGGGCGTTCCTGCCGTCGCTTAACACCTTAACCGCCGCCCCCGTGTGGACGCTGAAGAAGCCCAATTTCGGCATGATATGGGCGAGGTCATTTAGCACAGCGTCGAGCCGGTCAGGTTCGATGTGTTCCAGCACATCAATGCAGGCTACAAGGTCGGCCTCTTGTGGGTCGCCATATTCTGGAAAGGCGGGGTCATAGGGTCGGTAATCAATCGAGATACCCGCAGGCTCAAGGGCGCGTTGCAGGTTCTTCTTGCCAGCACCGTAATCGGACAACGACTTGATGCCGTTATCCACGATTAACTTTGCAACGATGGGCGCAAAGGCGATGGAAGCCACCCCGTAATTAGGGTTGGTGTGGAGTTCGACCTGCTGTGCGCGGTAGGCTTCGGAGATGGTAGTCATGCTTGCATCCTTCCCTGTGGGGGTCTAGCATTATCGTACCATAGGGGAGAGTCATGGCTGCTCACGAAAAAACTGCTGCGCTTTTTGTCGGAACCATGTTCCACAGCGCGACTATCACGCACCTTCAGCACCTCGCCACCAAGTCCTTCGCGCAGCACATGGCGCTTGCGGAATACTATGAGGCCATTCCCGGTCTTGTGGATAAATACGCAGAAGCCTATCAGGGTAGGTATTCAATCATCACGGGTTACGATGTCGAGTTCCACAAGAACAGCAACCCGAAGGCGTATGTGAAGGGGCTGCTGACCTTCCTCGACGAAATCAAAGGCTCACTCCCGAAGGACAGCGACCTTGTTAACCTGTTCGATGCCGTGGTTGATGCGGTGACGAGCCTCAAGTACAAACTCGAAAACTTAAGTTAATTATGGCTGCTGCTAACAAAAGCAAAAAAACGGAACCGTCAAGGTTTGCTGCAGCGTTGCAATATTTTGATGAACTGCGCCGGAAGATAGCCGAAACGCAGGGTGTATCTGTTCCCGATGATTATGGGCAACGATTTGGCGCATCTGGCGACCCTGTCCCAAGCATGAATCAGTTAGGACAGTCTGTGAAGGGCGCAACACAGCGCATGACAAGCCTTGACGCTCCTGCATCGCAGAGCGCGGGCGACACGGCACTAGACATCGTCGCAGGTTTTACCCCGTTGCAATACCCGCAGGCTGCGCGAGACTTTGAGCGTTCCCGGCGCACGGGCGACAAACTCGGCATGGGGCTGGCTATCCTTGCGGGCGCGCCTGTTGTGGGCGGCGTGGCGAAAGCGGCTGGGAAAGCGCGAGAAGGAACAGAAGCAGCGGAGCAATTGGTTACCCGAGCAAAACGCAGAGTCGGCACTTCGGGTCAGTATGTTGGCGCGCCACCGGGCGTTGACTCCCCGCAAAAACTTGGCGCAATGGTCAACGATTATGTGAGGGCGATGCAGGAAGGGTTGCCCGGTCGAAATTTCTACATCGACAGCAGCAAAGACATCTTTGCCCGCACCGGGAACAACCCTGTCGAGGCAGATTTGGTCAGCCAAAATCTTGCCGCGTTAAGCCGCGCAAATAATGTCGCAGGCAATACTTCGATGACCGCGAAGGGACACATCCAAGCGGTCACCGGAGAGCCAGTTTTAACGGGTCGATTCCCTTCAAGGGACAGCCCTCCGTTGCAAGCCATGTATGACGCTGGTCGGGCAGACTACCTTGGTCACAAGCGCGACCCGTTCGCAACGCAACTCGGCGTTGCATACGCACCCGAGAGAATTGGGCGCGGCGTTAACGATATGCATGAGGCTGAACTGATGGGATATCCAACAGGCACGGTTGGTGGCCCGACGCAGCACGCATTCATGGATGAAGTCAGGGCGCGCGCGATAGAAAAAGCGAACCGCGAACAGTTGGGCGGCTTTTCTGACTGGGGAACAGGAACGGCGCAAGCGGCGGCGTGGTCAGGGAACAAGATTCGTCGTGGCGATATCCAACCGGGAGAAGCGGCACGGTCGTATGCCGATTACTTCCCCACGCAGGAAGCCAACGCGACTTATGAGGCCGTAAGTTCTCCAGCAACGGGGCATCTTCAAGGATTGCTTAACGCGCCGTTCGATGTGCGCGCGGCGTATACGCAAGACCCAAGAGGGTCGTGGAACACCAGCCTATCGGGGCGGGACATCGGTTACACCTCGGCTCGGATGCTGCCGGGTGAAACAGTTGAAACCGTAGGAAGGTTTAAGGACACGGCAAACCCTGCAATGGTCGCGCGGCCCGTAACCGGAATTTACACAACGGCTGACAAGTCGCGCGCGTTAACGCCCGGCTCGGTGAATGCCTTAAACGCCGTAGAAGCGGCCCGAGCGTATTTTGATGTTCAAGAGGCTGGCGCTTGGCACAAGTTACTGCCTGCAAAGTCAGCCGCAGATTACTCTGGAGCATCCATTGACTTGGGTAAAAACATGACTCAAGCGGACATGGAGCGTATTGCTCCTCTGTTTGAGCAACGAGGTTATTACCTTGCAAGTGCGCCAAACGGCATAACAATTCTTGCAAACGAAGGTACAGCGCAGGGTGAAAAGTTTGCGAAAGAAGTGCGTGATATCGTAAAGAAAAACCCCGAGGCGTTTGGCAAAACAGAAATTGACTTTGGACGCGCCGAAACTGGATACATTGATTACGGGGACGCTTACCGCAGCAACACTCCGGGTGCGGTTACTGCGCGAATGCTTGAGATGATGGAACAAGCGCCCATGACGATGAAAAATTTAGATGTAAACCCTGCATATCGAGAAACCGTTGCAGCAAGAAATGCTCGGGACATTGATTACGCCGCAAAAGGATTCGGCGTTGCTAGAGAAGATGTGATTCGCGCCAGAAACATTTTCAAGGCAGAAGGGTTTGAGGGTTTGAGGAAAGCCGCAAAAGCGGGAATTGTTCCTGCGGTACTTGCAACATTTGGAGCACAGCAAATGCTTTCGGAAAACGAGGAAAAGAGATGAAACTCGGCAAGTCCGCAAAAAGTGCAGCGCAGTTAACATGGAAACAGGAGCGTTCCGACGAACGGTGGGAACGCCGTGCCGATATGCTGATGTTCAAATTTTCCCATGTGTCGGTCATGCTGCCGTCGCAGATAACGCACCTTAACGCTAACCGAGGCATTGCGGCGTACCGGTAAACAGAAGTAAACTGTTCACATGGTTAACGAAGGTTCTTTTAAAAAGGGCAGAAAGGGTGGCCCCGGCAGACCGAAGGGCGTGCCTAACGAGTCAACGCAACTGGCTAGAGAAGCCATTGCGCGATTTGTAGACGGCAACGCAGGTCGGCTACAGGGCTGGCTCGAAGAGATACACGCGAACAAGGGCGCAGAGGCGGCGTTTAAGTGTTTCAGCGACCTACTCGAATACCATGTGCCTAAACTCGCACGGCACGAACACAGCGGCCCAGACGGCAGCAAGATTGAGATTGAGGCGACTTGGGGCAAGCCCGAGTGAAGCAGCGGGTAGAACTCCCGTATCGCCCGAGACGGGCTTTCATGCCGTTCCACGACCGCACAAAGCGGTGGGCCTGCCTCGTCGCGCATCGGCGTGCTGGCAAGACTGTCGCAGCGGTTAACGACATCATCCGCGCAGCCTTCATGTACAAGGGGCCGAATGGCCTCTTCGGGTATGTCGCTCCCTACCAGAACCAAGCCAGACGCATTGCGTGGGACTACTTCAAGCACTACGCCCAGCCGCTCATTAGCGACATTAACGAGCAGATGATGACCATCACGCTCGTTAACAACACGAAGGTCAGCCTATTCGGCGCAGACAACGCAGACGCAATGCGCGGCCTTGGGTTCAGCGGCGTGTACATGGACGAGTACGGCGACTTCAAGCCCTCGGTATTTGGCAATGTGATACGCCCTGCGCTCTCCGATAAACAAGGCTGGGCTGTGTTCGCCGGTACGCCGAAGGGCAAGAACCAATTCTGGGACATCTACGAGACGGCACGGCGCATCCCAGACGAGTGGTTTGTCCTGCGCCTGCCTGCCAGCGATTCGGGCTTGCTGCCGCAGAGTGAACTCAACGCGGCAAAGGCGCAGTTGTCGGAAGACCAGTACCTCCAAGAGTACGAGTGCAGTTTCGAAGCAGCCATTATCGGTGCGTTTTTTGGCACAGAGATGCGACTGGCAGAACCGCGCATTAACGAGCGTGTAGTCTTCGAGCCGGGATATCCGGTACACACAGCATGGGACTTGGGCTACCGCGACGACACGGCGATATGGTGGTATCAGGTCGTGGGCGGCGAGGTGCGCGTCATTGACTTCTACGCAGTCTCGGGTGCAGACATCCGCGCCATTGCAGAGGTAGTCGTTAACAAGGGTTACACCTACGGCAAGCATCACCTGCCGCATGACGCACGGGCGAAGTCGCTTCAAACGGGGCGCAGCATCGTAGAGCAGTTGGCTGACCACCTCGGCATCAACCATTTGTCTGTGGTGCCGAACATCGGCTTACAGGACGGAATCCAAGCAATTCGCCAGATGTTGCCCCGAACTTGGTTCAATTCCGTAAAATGTGGCGACGGAATTGAGGCTTTACGCCAGTATCAACGAGAGTATGATGAGGACAAGAAAGCGTTTAGGGCATCACCCCGACACGATTGGACATCACACCCTGCCGACGCTTTCCGTATGCTGGCAGTTGCGTGGAGGGCTGAACCGTCCGCGCAGAGGCCGTTAGAGAGCAAGACCTTGATTGTTGGGCCACAGAATGAGGTCACGCTAAATGACATGTGGCAGGTTCACGAGCGTAGCGTCTCAAGGAGGGCGCGAATATGAGTGGCGTAAGCAATCCATACCAGTATCCATACGAGACGGTCGCCGTTTCGCAGACCGCGCAGGTGCTTGGCACCAACGGCGCAGCAAACGATTACCTGCATCGCATCGTGGTGACGGTATCAACGGCGCTGACTTCAACCGTCAGCATCATCGACGGCAGCACAACCATCCTTTCCATCCCAGCGAGTACGGCTGTTGGCGTGTATGTCGTGGAACTTGGCCTCAACGCGGCTACCGGCCCGTGGAAGGTCACGACGGGTGCAGGCGCTGCCGTGCTGGCAGTTGGCTTGTTCAGCAAATGAACCGTAAGCCCGGACTCTACGCCAACATCCTAGCGAAGCAGGAGCGCATCAAGGCAGGCTCCGGCGAAAGGATGCGTAAGCCCGGAGAGGCTGGTGCGCCGACCGCAAAGGCGTTCCGCGAGTCTGCGAAGACGGCTAAACCAGAGAAAAAGGGTTACTGATGAGCGCAGCGTGGCAGCGTAAGGAAGGCAAGAACCCGAAGGGTGGCCTCAACGCCGCTGGTCGCGCATCGTACAAGCGTGAGACGGGCGGCACCCTTAAGCCCCCGGTGAAGGGCGGCGATAACCCACGCCGCGCTAGTTTCCTCGCACGCATGGGCAACATGGCTGGGCCGATGGAGAAGAACGGCAAGCCGACCCGCCTCGCCCTCGCGCTGCGTGCTTGGGGTGCGTCGAGCAAGGAAGATGCGAAAGCAAAGGCTAGAGCCATCTCTGCGCGAAACAAGAAGGACTGACAGATGGACGAGCGCGTTAGCCAAGAACTTGAAAAGTACCTGCGGGTCATCGGCACCTACGAGAATGAGTTTGCCAAGTGGCAGGCGCGGGTAAAGAAACTCGTCAAGCGTTACCGCGACGACACCAGAGGCTCGGGCG